GTGTCGGAGTCGTAGTATATATTATATCTCTCTCCACTGCCTTCGGTGCAGTCGTCCATGTAGAAGTAGCCACGCCGCAGCGCATTGGTGCGGTGGTTGAGCTGGCTACTGGTGTAGGGCTGCATGGGCACGTTGAGCCGCGTGCGGCGCTCCAGCCCGAATATGTTGCGACGATGCTCGCTCTTCCATGTGGCATGCAGCTTCGCTCCGCGCTCAGCCACTACCTTCCGATACTTCCGCGGGTTCTTCTGGCGCAGTATCTTGATGGGGTGCTTGCGCTTGCCCTCGCGTATCTCCTGCCACATCTGGCGCGTGCCTACCATGGCAGCCTCAGAGGGAGCAGTGCCGCGCAGGGTGTCGTAGTAGCCATTGGCCTCGCAGAGCTTCCTGACGTGCGCTGCCAGGCGCTTCCTGATGCCGCGCATGCCCTTCTCACTCTTACATAGTCCGAGGCTTCGAGCGAAGCGGTGCAGGGCGGCACTGCTCAATCCCGACATCTTGCAGAGCCTGGAGTTCTCCACTTCGGGGAAGTAGCGCCGCAGCCATGCCTCCTGTTCCTCGGTGAGGACGTAGGCGAGGGCGTGGGTCACTGCCTCGCGGCCGCCGCGTGTGGTGAAGGTGCGGCTCACGCGCTGCTGGGTGAGCACACCTGGGAAATTATCTATCTTCATAGTTTCGTGTCTCTCTCTCGTGCCACCAGCCTGTCTGCTTGGGGCGGTGGTCTATGGTGTGTGTGCCTTTCTCATAACGGCTGCACCGCCTCTCCTTGGCGGCTATCTCTCCGTAGTTGGAGAAGGGGCAGTAGGCAATGACGGGGTCGGTGGCAAACTGCACCAGCCGCGCATGGCGGCAATCCTCACAGCGGACTGGTCTATCTGCCTTCATAATATACTCTCATTGGGTCGGTTTCATCGATGCCCTTCTTAGTATTTTCCTTGACCTTGCTCGGCGTCGTAGAATAGTTCAGTCCCAGGGACTCCAGCTGCTTGAGCAGTGTGCGCTGGAGCTTGTCATAGTGTGGAATGAGCGGAGATACTTCTTGCTTCATCTGCCCCATGCTGCCAGTCGAGGCGGTGACGAGGCTATTCTGCTCCAGAAGTTCGCGCTGTATCTTGTCAATTACTACCATGGTGGCGGCGGTAGCGCGCACCTGGGGCATCAGCCATGCCTCCATGTCGGCGCCAGTCCTGGCTCTTACCATTTTTCTCAATTCCAGCTCGTAGGCGTGGGCGGTTCTCTCTCTTGCCATTTATCTGTGAAATTTAATCTGAAGTTGTAAGGTACACTCGTAGGGTATGCGGCACTCGTTATAATGCTGCGTGGGGATGCCGAGCTTACGGCCCGCAAGTTGCTGCCAGGAGTGCCACCGGCTATCGCATGGGCGACGCAGTGGGTGCTTGCTGTCGCGCTGGCTGGCGCGCACCCTTGAGCCGCGCTGGCTCATCGCCTCCATGGTGCCGAGGCAGACATGGGTCTCCTTGGAGTTCTTCGGCCTGGCGACGGTCTTAGGTATCAGCCCCAGCAGCGGACACTCGGCGCAGCAGTCTGGCTGCTTCATTGGCAGCTGTATCTGAATTATGTTTCTCTTAGGCATGTCTGTTTTGCTTATAAGTGGGAATTTTCTTGCTCTTATGGTTCGAGGCTCTTATGTGCCTGGCTCTTTCCGCGTCTGCGTCAGGTGAGGGGTGCGGAAATTCAGATTTTCAAAATCTACCTCATCGACGCGGAGAAGAAATAGTGGATTTGGGATTTTGAGGGGGTTTGAGAAAAAATCACCTCCCCCAGGAGTCAGGACGGCGGTCTGAGGAACTTCTTGGCCCATCTTGCTTGTCGCTCTTCCTCTCTCTTGCGGTGTTCCTCCTTGCTCTGGCTCTTCATCTCTCTGTGTACTCGCACATGGCAGGCGACACAGAGGCTCCGCAAGTTGGCGGGGTTGAAGCAGAGGGCTTCCATCTCCTGTATGCTGTGCGCTCTCTCTACGGGCTCGATATGGTGAATATCTACGGCGCTGCTGATGAAGCCTTCTTCAAGACATAGCTCACATAGGGGGTTGCGCTGGAGCTTCCAGCGGCGGAGCTCTCGCCACCGCCTGGAGTTGAGAAGTCGCTGATAGTCCTTATCCCTGCTCATCTTCTTCCTGGTCTTCGTAGTCGGCACACGTCTCCAGTGGATAGACGCTGCACTCAAGAATGTCGCAGTAGAGGATGCCATACGGGTTCTCGGTGGAGCAGTGTCGGCAGTGTGCGCATGTTGTTTCTGTTGTCATGGTGTTATATCTTGTTGGTTGAACATGTCGGGGCTCTTGTAGTGCTTGCGCTTGTAGGGAGCGCCCTCGTGAGGTTTACGCCCGTAGTCTGAGCGGTTGGCGTCCTCGAACTCCTGGCGCAGACCTCTGAGGGTGTCTTCCCTGGTGTGCTCTTCGATGAGTAAGTCGAGAAGTTCCAGTAAGCTCTGGCAGTCGTTGTCGGATGCTATCTTGCGAAGCTGCTCGGCTCGCTCAGGCAGCAGGACCTCGATGACTCTCTCCACAATATATTGCAGGTTCGTCGTCTCTTGCCAGTTGCCCATGTAGGGACGAGTGACGAAGACGGCACGGCTGCCTGTCTTCTTCGGTGCGGTGAGGATATAGAGCGCCTCGGCAATATCCTTCTCCGTGAATGGGTCGGCGAGGTTGAGGGCGTCCTTCCAGCCCTGCATGTGTTCGAAGAGGAACATGAGGCGCTCCAGTTCCAGGCTGAGATTGTGCTGCTCATCGGTGTAGCGCACGAAGCTGTCAACCATCATCTGCAATGCCTGGTAGGGCTTGAAGCCCTTGCCCTGGCAGATGTTGTTGAAAATCTCTGCGAACTGGGGAGAGGTCTTAGTGGCAAGTACCACATACTTCTCGCTCTTCTGGTTAATGTCGCTCATTGTTTTTTTCCTGAAGTTTCTCGATAAGTGTTCTCAGGGCAGGATACTTCCGCATGTAGTCTCCTATGGTGTGGGGCTTGTTCCTGTCTCTCAATATGCGCAGCGCCACGTCGGCGACATCGGCTTTCTCGCCGTCTTCCTCTTGCCAGTAGGTCGTGACAAGCTCAGCCGATATGTTCATCTTGCCGTAGCCTATTGCCTCGGCTCTTGCCTTCCAGTCTTCTATGCCGTCGCGGTCAGGGTGTAGGAAGATAGTCCTACCTCTCCCGATGAGTGGCTGTATTTTCTCGCGGCTCAGCTGGGAGAGTCCACCGCATGCCAGCCATAGATGCTCTTCTATGTTGCCGTAGATTGCCGACATGATGACAGCCGTCTTCTCACTCTCGACAATGTGGATAGTCGCATCGGGGTACTTGTCAATGAGGTGCATGCCGAAGAGTGTCGGCTTACATTCGTGCTTGTCGAGGTCTATCTTGCCAGCCCTGGCGAGCATGCTATGCACCCAGTCGAAGCTGTGGCGGGTAGCCTTGTCCCTGTGTCCGTCCTCGCGGTAGAGCATCAGCTTACCGGTCCTCACATTGCCATCTTCGTCTATCTGCCAGAATATGGTGTGTCCCAGGCGTGAGTGTCCTATCCTGTACTGACTCAGCACCATGTCGAGAGTGTGCTGCTGCTTGCTGTCGAATGGCTGACGGTAGAGCCAGCCCACCAGATTGTCCCACATGAGGCTCTCTTGGCTCGCGAACTTGTCGGGCATGTCGGCTGGCAGTACAAGTGTGGGCAGCTGGGGCGCGGGCTGGTGAGGCTTGCATGGGCGCGGTGTGAAGCGCTCGCCACCCTCAACCGATATGCCGTACTTCTGACCAAGCCAGCGAATAGCATCGGGGAAGCTCAGCCCTTCATGACGCATAAGGAACTCCACGGAGTCGCCAGAGGCTCCACAGCTGAAGCACATGTATATGTTTTTCCTGGGAGAGACCTTGAAGCTGCCGAGGTGCTTGTCTGCGTGGAAGGGGCAGAGACACTCGAACTCTGAGCCTGTCTTCTTCAGGGTGTAGAAGTCCGAGAGGACATCGACTACGTTGGCAGCATCAATTATTCGCTGGATAGTTAATTCGTCAATCATTTTCGCAAGATATAATTTGTCAATTCATGTAAGCTACTTCGCGCGCGCGCGTCATGCGTGTGTGTGGGAAACTATCCCTGCCCGCCCGCCCATATACAGCGGGCTGGGATTGTGTCCCCGCAGACGTATCGGCATTTGGGATAAAGTATATATATCCCTTTAGGGATATAAAATTTTGGGATAAAGTTCCGTTAAGCATATCAGAATGGCATTTCCTCTGTTGGTTGATATTGAGTATATCCATTTTTTTTCAGCGGCGCAGGTTCGAGCAGTCGCATATTGAGAGCTATGTCCAAGTCGGCTTGCTGAATGTCATTATTTTTCTGACCTCCGATGCTGCCGAAAATCTTAGTCTTAATGTCCTTCTTCAGCATTGGAAATTCACACTGACTCCTGGCAATTTCTATCCACTTGCGGATGTCATCGACGCTGTCGGCCTTGACGGTTCCCGCTGGTGTGGCTGTTGCTGTTGCTGTAAGTATCTGAGGTATGCCCAGAGCGCCAGCTGCTTCGGTCACTTGAAACTTCCAGTCGTCCATGTCCTTACCGCGGGCATCTTGTTGCTTGACGGTGAAGACCACACTGCCCTGCTCCTTCTTCTTGAAGCTCACCAGGGTGTCGGTTATCTTATTGCCGAGTTCGGTGCCGAGGTGTCCGCGCATCTTGCTCTCGTCGTCGTTCTGAGGGCGTGGGTTCATGTGCAGCACATTCCAGATACATATATGCTTCTTCTCAGCCAGCGCCATAAGCTCGCCCACCAGTGTTGCCGACTCTTCATTGCTGTTGAAGTCGCCGATAATGTCGCGGATACCGTCAATGAAGACAGCGTCAGGGTGTAGCATGTCGATAGCAGCCCGAATAAGCCTGTATCTTTTCGCGTAGGCGCGTTCTGTGGTCTTACCTTCATCATTCTTTACGTCGGTCACTCCACGCAGCCAGAGGACAAAAAAACGCTTATTCGGCACGTCCATGTCCCAGCCACACAGCCAATGCACTCTGCGCAGCACCTTCGCCGAGTTCAACTTCTCCATCTCGGTGTCAACGTAGAGCACGACGGGCTCGTGGTTGAGCCATGTCCGCGTGCGCTCAGGCATCTTCAGCCCTGGCAGATACTGCTCCACTCGCTGAGAGTCGGACGACAATATAGCCGCCATCAGCTGAGCCAGGACGAAGGTCTTGCCGTTCTTCTTCTGCCCGCTGATAGCCTGTATGCCGCCAATAGCCGAGAAGGGCACACCATTGTACTCCAGCAGGTAGTATGGCTCGGGATAGTTCTCCCTGGCGTCCAGCAGGTAGGTGCGCACCTCGGCATATTGCTCCTCTCTCTTCTTCTCCTCGACAGAGGCAGCGGTGGGCAGGTCGGGCAGTCCAGTATATTCGCTCATAGTTCCGATTGTGCTTTAGAATGGCAGACCGTCGTCCTCTTTCTTCTCTGGCTTAGGCTCGGGCTTCGTTGGTTCTGTGGCTTGTGGAGCAGGTTCCTGGGGCTGGGCGGATTGCCCGCCTATCTTCGTGAGTTTGTACACGCGCATCTCATTGTACACGCGCCCATTGTACTCTCTCACGTTGTGGCCGAAGCCGATACTGACTTCTTCACCCTCTTGGAGCTTATATTCGTCTATGCGGTCGTTCATGATGCTCAGCAGCACCTTGTCGCTCCACCGCTGGTCTTCAGTCTCGAAGAACTCGAAGATGAAGTCCTGACGCTTCCATTCCTTGCCTTCCTTACTCACGCCTGACGACATCGGCAGCAGGCGCGCAATTCTTCCTCTTAATTCCATGTTTATTCTTTATCTGGGTTCAATAATTTACACGCCCACCAGGCGGCTGATATGCCGACGGCTTTGCTGCCTACCATGACAGCCACCCATGTGGGCAGTGCGAGATTTTCGCTTGGTTCACAGAATAGCCCTACAATAGCAATGAGGGCGAGGCAGCTGATAGCTGCGAATTTGATTTTTTTCATAATTCAAAAATTTAAGTCTGCTCAGGGGGCGGGTATCGCGCCCGCGCTCAGTGGTAGAAGTCGAGGGAGGTGTGTTCGACTTGTGCTGCTTGCTCTATTCTGGCAGCTTTCCCCTGAATGTCGCTCAGACGGGCCAAGACTTACGTCCGCGCCCTCACGGGTAGCGGCGTCTGAGCGGTTTCCTGCAAGTATCTTGTCCCCCATGGCGGAATTGAACCGCCTCGCTCTCAGGAGTGCCGCAGGGAAGTGTGTGTGGATTTGCCTGCGCCACCAGTCCGCTACCATTCGGATGTAGTGGGGGGAGTGCCCTGCCGTTCCCGTGTACCGTGCTGCATGGCGTACCTCGGAGTGGGCGTGCAGGGAGCATGAAAAACGTATATAAAAAATCCTTCGTACCGTCTCACGACGGGGTTTTGCCCGCGTAGGACCGACACCTCAGTCCTACGACTTCCGCATGGCGGAGAACTGAACTTGTGCATATAGGCGCTCACTTGCAAATTTGCTCTCCACTGTTCCTGTGCGGCTCAGGTCTTAGGGCTTTATATTCCTCAGCTCACCAGAGGCGAGCATTCGGGCTATCTTGTTGCGTGGATAGCACCACCCAGTCTTGCGGGTGCTGCCGTCAGGGTTCAACACGCTTATCCTCTCTCTGGGTAGTGAGCTGCCGTATGCCTTCAACCAGCCAGGAGTGAAGACATGGAACTGCTGGCACAGCTCGGCACCCGACACCCACTTCTCTTTGTAGATTTCATTCGCTTCCTGGGAAGCTCTATAAACTGCGCTACTTATAGCGTCTCTTGTCATCTTATCAAGTGTCATCGTATCCTCCTGTATGCTATTGTGAGAGGTTCATTGGTTGCGACTCTCTCGAAGTCCATATCCTCAATGCGCTTCATCGTCGAGAACTGCACTTGCCCAGAGATGACGGCCTTAGCATTCGGCAGGGTGAAGACTCTTATCTCGCCAATCTTCATATCTCTTATGTCATGGCGACTGATTTTCTCTACTTTCATTTATTAACTAATTTTTATTTATATTTGCAGCGGAAATGATTTCAGAAGCCGATTTCATCGGCTGTATAAATCGTTTTGATTTCCTTTTCGGTGCAAATGTAAATCAAATTAAATTAACAAACAAATTATTTTAATTTATTTTTCAAAAAAAATGGAAAAAAATAAAAGCCGACTAAAAATGGCTCTTGAAAAAATCGGGATAAGCCAAGCAAAATTCGCTGAAGACCTGGGCGTGTCAAGGCAATATGTCAATGCGATATTGAATGGGCGCCAGGAGATTGGAAAAAAAAATGCGGCCAAAATCGAAGAGCTCTATGGTATCAATGCTGCATGGCTACTCTTCGGAGGTGAAGAAAATATCCCTGCTATTGCCACAGCTGGGACGGGCAAGCCATATTACAATGTCGATTTCGCTGCCAGCTTTAGCGTGATGGAGAACGACCAGACGACACACCCAGACTACTTCATCGATTTCAAGCCATACAATGGCTGCGATTGCTGGTGCAATGCCTATGGCAATTCCATGTACCCGACAATAGCATCTGGGGATATTGTCGCTATGAAGAGAGTGGAAGATTTCCGCTACCTCATCAACGGCGAGATATATGGCATCGTGACGAGTAGCGGGCTAAGAACAATCAAGCGCGTCCAGGACAATGGCGACACGCTGACACTGATTGCCGACAATAAAGAAGTCGCCAGTCAGACAATTCCGAAGAATATCGTGAAAATTGTCTATCGCATATTAGGCTCGATAAAACAATTTTGACAAAATATAAGTACAAATTTTTACCCACAATTTACCAACACCTCTCGACAACCCCGATAAATAGGGCTGAGTCAATTTTCCCGATTGATACCAACGGAACTACCACCGTGAGCCATGAAGAGCCCCTAAGAATAGGCAGTTTACCTATTTTTAGAGGGGGTTTGAGAGGTCGGAATTTTACCCACATTGGTAAATTTTTGCAAAAATAGGGCTATTTTGGCGGTATTTTTTGCCAAATTTTTACCCACATTTTCAAATTTTTACCCATTGTCAAAATTTTTCAGCATGATTACTACTTCAATAGTCCTCGACCATAGGAATAGAGCTCACGACGTGCATGCCCCCGCACCCATAGAGGTGCGCATCAACTACCTGGGAAAGCTGCAATATGTCAACACGGGCATCAGGGTCAGCCGCGAGAACTTCGTGGGCGGCTCCATAGTGAACCAACACGACGCGCCAGAGCTCAACAAGAGACTCAGTATAATATATGCGCGCGTGCAGGAGGCGGTGAACAATGCCCTCGAAGATGGCAGAGCAATAGACATGACGAGGCTGCGGGCTGATGTATGGAGGCTCAGCAACACAATAGATATTCCCGCGTGGATAGAGGAGCAGCTGGAGAAGATGGACCTGCGCCCAGGAACAGCCGCACACTATCGCACACTCATCCTCAGACTCCGAGAATATGGGAAGCTCAACACCTGGCAAGATGCTACCGTGGAGACTCTCTATGACTGGGACGCATGGCTGCGAGAGCTGAGAACCGAGCCCAGCAGAGCGGATAGGCTGGCTGGCTACGGCGGCAAGCCTCTCTCTACGGCGACTATCGGCAATTATCACAAGAAGCTCAGCGCCATGCTCTACCGAGCTGAGAGGCTGGGCGTGCTCGACAAGAGCCCCTACCGAATGATGCGAGGGCAGTTCCGACGCCCTGAGCGTGAGGAGACTAAATTTCTCACAGAGGAAGAGATGCACTTGATGGAGAGGCTGCACCCTGTCGCCGGTACTGACTTCGCCGTGGCGCGCGACTTATTCATATTCCAGATGTACACGGGGCTGAGCTATTCCGATGCTCAGGCCTTCGACATAACTCAATATCGCCAGATAGGCGGCGAGTGGTGCATGGTGGGAGAGCGCGTGAAGACGGGAGTGCCATTCGTCAATCAGCTGCTGCCTCCAGCTGTGGAAGTGTTGAAAAAGTATGGGTGGAAGGTGCCGAAGATAGGCAATGCGAAGTACAATCAAGTCCTCAAGACACTGGGCGTGGTGGCGGGCATTCTCACACCGCTGCACTCGCATATTGCTCGCCACACCTTCGCCACGTTCATGCTCCGCAATGGGGTGAAGATTGAGAACTTGGCGAAGATGCTGGGGCACACGAACATAAAACAGACCCAGCGATACGCTAAGGTTCTCGCTGAGTCTGTACATGAGGACTTCAGGCTGATTGCCGAGAAGCTGAGAGGTCAGAATGAGTAAGCCTGCATGAGTTTATTCAGTTCTGCCCTGTCTTCTTCTGATATGGGCACTCGCTCCTCGTCGTCGAAGAGCATGGGGAATAGGTCTTGTACTGTCTTGCCCTCTGGGTCGCGCAATGCGTAGAGAGCAGCATAGGAGGCGTGGGCAATAAGCTGGTCGCGCAGCCTGTTGCGCCTGCGATAGCCTCTTATTATCCTGGCGACTTCCCAGAACCTGACTTCATAGAGGAACTCACGGCGGGAGATGCCTATCTCGCCCACGAGCAGCTGATAGATGTCGTGGGCGGTTATGAGTTTTTTCCAGTGTCTCCCTTCTCTTCCTTCGCCTCGCCTTCGGGCAGGGTGTAGAACTGAGAATACAGCCCTATGATGGTGCCGACGGCTGTTCCGAGCTCCTGGGGCGTAGCCTTGTTCATGAGGTCGGTGTCAACAATCGGGCAGTCGGTGTCCCTGCTGTTGCTGTAAGCCATGGCAGCGGCGAGGACGAGGTAGATGGTCTTCTTCACGTCGGGCATCTTCTGAGGCTTCTCTGCGAGCCCCTTGATTGCCTCGCTTATAAACGTGGAGATGTCTTCGCCTGAATAGTCCTTGTAGATTATCTCTGTGGCATAGCAATAGGCAAGAGTCACTGGCTTGCCTGCTATCTTGATTTTCTTTTTTTCCATATATTCCGATGAGTTTTGCCCCACACCGCCAGCCCCGAGAGACTGGCGGCGTGGGATAATTGTTAAACATATTCGCCGTAGCCGTTGAACTGAGCCGAATAGTCGGCATTCTGACGGTTCGGACCATTGAGCTGGAGCTGGGTGAGAACCACGGAGCCGCTGACAATGACTGCGCCCTTAGTGCGCTGATTGTCACCTGAGACATTGGCTATCTGAAACTTCACGGGCAGCCCTGCCTCGTAGATTTCTTCGAGTTCAGCGAAGCCCTGGGCTTCGACGTCAGAGGTGATTTCCTCACCGCTGCGGACGAGGGCATTGGTGGAGATGTCCCAGGAGATGCCTGTGGGTTCCTGTATCTGCCAGTCGCCTGACGTGTCCTTGGTGGTGGCATCTTCCAGGCTTACGCTGACATGGAAGGTGAGCTGCTTGGCAGCCGCGATAACCTTCGCGGGCACTGCCGAATTGTCGCTGCCCACAAAGAGGCGCACGAATTGCCCCTTAGTATAGCTGCCAGCCATAGGTGCGGTACTATGCCAGGTCTCTATCTTCGTGATAGCACCGATGCCTGCAAGCTGGAGACTCTTGGCCGAATTCTCACGGTCGTTAAAATTAAGTGAGATGTCGTTGAGGTACGCACGACCCATGCGGGAATATGCGGCATGCTGCTCGGTCTTGTTGTCCGAGGTGGCAGTCTCGTCCCAGATGAGTTCTACGGGGGTATTGGTCTTGATGATTTGCAATAGCAAAGCAGCATCTACCATGCTGAGAGACTCGACGGAGGCACTCCACGACTTGCTCGTGATGGTTGGCTTGGAAGCCATGCCGACGTCGTCTTTGGTCGAAGCGTCTTCAGTGTTGCCTGTCAGGGTAATGGTACAAGTTGTTGCCATGCCCACGACCTGGCGATTGACGAAGAGTCTTACATTCTGTCCTTTAAGTGTTGCCATTTTTTTTGAGTGTTAATAGTCAATTCTTACTGAGTATTGTCCGTCATCGGCTGAGCGCCCGATGGCACCAGTGTGCATTGTGCTTCCCTTGGGCAGCTGAGAGGCGAACTTCTCTATTTCTGCCGCGAGTTCTTCGCGCGATGCAGCGAAGAGGAATACGGGGGAGGCTGGCAGCGCTGCTTCATTGAGCGCGTCTGCCGTTTTTTTCTTGCTTGTCATAATTAGTCGATGTCTGTCTCGCATCTGTATATGAGCTTCTGCCAGTAGCAGGGCTTCATGGAGTCATATTGCACTGGCTGAGCCTGGAAATCGTAGCTATATGGCACGAGGGCATAGTCCTCGGCTTCGGGGGTGCAATGTTCCTGGAAGTACCTGGCAATAGCCCTACGCACCGTGATGGCAAGACTTGCCAGCTGCGGACGTGTCTCTGCCACGACTTCTATGCCGATAGTGACAATATCGGTGATGCCGTTGAAGCTGCTGTCCTTCGTTGAGCTTTCATTGTCGAGACCGTCGAAGCTGACAATGATATATGGCGGCTTGACATTCTCAGCCTGGTCGTCAGGGAGCGCTATGGCGGTGTTGAATACGTCGCCAGCGGGGAGCTGAACGATAAGGCTGCTCTCGGCTCTGAGTGCCTTGACGAAGATACTATCTGTTTGGAGACTCATTTTTTTTGCGAAATTAAAAATTAGGTCCGCAGACGGCCAGGCTGTTACCTCTGACTCCTCGCCTGCGGACCGTTCGACTCATCGGAACTATGAGCGCTTAGCCTTCAGTGGGCTCGTTCTCGACAATCTTGTACAGACCGAATGCAGGAGCATTGCCACCGTTGATGTAGGTGGAGAGGTTGGTCATCGAGAATGCCGTATTGAGAGTGATTGCCGTCAGGTTCTTCTTAGCGACTGCCTGGCTGGTGGCATCTACCGAGAGACGAACTACGCCATGCTGCTGCACTGCGAACCATTCCCAGTATCCAATCTCGATGTAGCGGTCAGCCGTAGGTACGAGCTTGCCTGCGCTGTTGAGCTCGGTATTGACATAGTGGCTCACTGTGTAGGGATAGCCTGCGCAGAGACCATTTTCAATAACGAAGCCACTCGCAGCGCCCTCTACCTTGGGAGTAGCCTTCAGCTCGGCCTCGGTGACGCGGTCCATAGATATGCAGACCTCGCCCTCGAAGTAGCCATTGTCTGAGAACTCAGCGACAGCCTTCAGAATGTTCTTGTAGGCGTCCTTACCAAGAGTGATATCCTTGGCAGTCATGCCAGAGAATGGTCCCTTGTTGCGGTTCCAGTCTGCCTGAGAATATATCTTCTTGGCGAGATAGAGGCGCAGAGCGATGTCGAATTTGCGCTGAATGAATGCCAGCACGTCGAATGCGGCATTGTCGATGGCGGTGTTGCTCACGGGAACAGTCAGGCCGATGCGGTTGGGAGCAGGGATAATTGAAGCGAAGTCCAGAACCTGGTCGGAGAGGGCTTCAACCTCACCTACCTCCTCCATTTCCACGTCGTTGACGCTGACGGGATAGATTTCATTTCCTACGACGCCAGTCACCACGCTGCAACCCTTCGGCAGGTCGAGACCTTCGTGGAGTGTGGGAATGAGCTCGTGGATAGTGAGGTTCACTGCGCCAGAGTCCTCGATGTAGGCAGCGGGGTCGCTCACGCCACTATCGGGTTCCTCTTTCAGCAGTATCTCACGGTCTGCCTTGTTGTTGCGGATGTCCTTCAGCATCTCGCGGAGTGCCTTACCCTTGTTGGCCTTGCTGGCAGCGGCTGCACTCTTGGCATTGTCGTTCTCGCGGTTGAGGAATTTCATTTGCTCATCGAGCTGGTTCAGTTCGCGCAGAATGTTGGTCTCCTCAATTTTCTCCTCGGGAGTGAGTTCACGATTGGCGGCCTTGACGTAGAGGTCGCCGAGCTTCTCGTTGGCTGCTAAGCGAGCCTCACGAAGCTGTGCGAATGTTTTTACTTTCATGGGGGTGGGGTAATTAAGTTAATTGAATTTGTTCACATTTTCCAGGCGGCGCAGAGCCTCGCGGCGCATTGCCTCTGCCTGTTGTTCTTCTTGTTTCTCTTTCTCGCGCTGAGCCTCGGCAGCCTTAGCCTT